TGGGGGTAGGGGCGGGGATGATGTTAAAGGCCACCACGCCCGAACTGGAGGTCTTGGGCTTTGAGCTTGTCGCCATGCCTGTCAGCTTCCTTTTCGGCGAAAGAATGTATCTTGGATTCAAAGGTAACATGGCTAAATGAAATCTATCCTGCGATAGGTGGAATTCTGTCTAATACACTGTGTTATACGGCAATGTTTTTACGGCACTGGTCCCATGCCAGAGCAGGGGTTTTCCCCCAGGCAAGGAGCGTTGCCGGTCCTTCTTCCCAAATGTGGTAACCACCCCATGTTGCCCGACAACAAAAGGCTCTCGGTATTATATTCAGTACAAACTGTTTCGCGGTCATGTTGTGGTCCTCGTGTAACAAGTCATTCCAGCCGATCCTCGCTACGCTCGGGCGGCTGAATTCCGGCTTATACGTTGCGCTCGCAATCATCGTTTTTGCGGCAAATTATCCAGAAGCAATGACGCTTCCGGGCGTGGTGCGCGGTTTTCCATTTCGTTGAAACCATCGGCCCTTTCCTGATTTTTACAATCAGATCGCAGACCGTGAAACCCGCTTCCTCGGCCATCCGCATAAAATCAGCGTGCGGCCATTTCGATTTGTGGTTGTTCACCATGTCGGTGATTTTGGCGAGCAGCAAGCCGTTCGGCTTTAATACGCGCATGGCCTGTTTTAAGAACGGCGGATAGAGATAACTCAGGTTCCAATCCTGGTCGACCCCGCATTCCATTGTCGCGCCGAAGTCCACGTCGAAACGCTTTTTGCTTTTGTCCCGCCCTTGCGGGCCGACATGGGGCGGATCGAATATTACCGCACCATACGTCGCTGCCTTGACGCCATTCATTACTCGATTGTCGCCAACAATCATTGGTTTGTATCGCGGGTCAATGTCCATCGACACCACTTTTCGCTTTGAGCCTTTCCACATGCGCCCGGCGTTGTAGGTTGAATCAAGAATCGGCTCGGGTGGGATTGTCGGGTAGAACTTGAACATCGCTTCCAGCAAATCGGAATCGTTTCCTTCCCACACGCTGCTAATCGGAGCGTAAAGGAATGGTGCGAGGTCAGTCACGGGCGAATTCCAAATGAGTCACGAAAAATACCAGTACATGCACAACAAAACCAAGTATGCCCGTTGTCCCGGCTATAGTGCCAAACATCATGCTGGCAAACGCGGCAGTAGGAAGTCCGACTCATAACAACTGGCTGGAACCGACGCCGGAGACAGCGCAGCATGTTTCCTGTAGCGTTCATGGCCGGCGCGGTTCATCCATGGCGTTATGGTGAACAACCGATGCCCAATGTACTGTGATGAAATTCTGTAAAAACTCAGAATCATCACCCATCGTCGGCCTTCCCTGTGATTTTGCCACGCTACGCGCAAGGTTCACGCAATCATGCACAGTCGCCCGCAGCGTAATATGTGCTGAAATATCGTTCCCCTCTGGGCCAGTAGCGGGCCAAGGCTCTCTCCACTCAAGTTCTGCGGTGTGCCTATTTTCTAGCAGATCGTCAATGTTCATAGTTCCTCCGTGCGCTCGCCGGTTAAGGGCGCGTTAGGCAACGTATATTGATGATAGTATTTCCTTGTAAGCCTTTCGTATGTTTCAGCTCGTTCTTTATGAAGCCAAAAAGGATAAAGAAGTTCTGCTTCTTCCAAGGCTTTCTTCCTTGCCAGTTCCATCAACCCTACATAATCGAGTTCCATTCAACCTCCTTTGCCTAACAAGCGGTTCGAGATCGGACGGGCCTCGTCAGTGCCGTGTGCGGTTTCGTCGCCTTCTATTGGTTTCTCACCACTCATGGTTTCTCATCTCCGTTATCGGCCCGCCGCTCAACCGCAGCGTTAGATGGTGTAAACCCCATCTGTTCCGGCACCCCGACATAAGTCAGAAGCCGCACAGTTTCCTCACGCCACATAACAAAATAAAAATCATCCTGGCCGTGAAGCAACCCGATAAAAATATATTCGTTGCCTTCTTCGTCGAAATACTTGTTCCCTATTAAGGGCTCGTATTCTTTAACCAGATTTGTCCAATTATCATCTGCGTATGCCATCTAACCTCGCCTTGAACCGGACGCGGGTTACGCCGCGCCGTTTCCTGTTGTTGAATCAGCCGCGCCGGTTATGGCGGCGTTATACGGCATCCCCTTTGTAGGTAAGGCTTAAGCCGCTCTGTCCGTCCGTACAGCACCATATCTGCGGTAGTTGCGGGTATGGTGTTCCGGTGTTTGGCGCTTCGACCCAACGCGGAACGTGTGATGTTTCAAGCGGCCACGGCGGGGAGCGATCACGCTCGATAATAATCGGAACGGAAGGAATGAACTTAGAACCGAAAAGCTCGTGTAGTTGATCGTGCAATTCCTTTGCTTCTTCAATAGAAAGCTCAACCTTCTTGCCGTCTTTCGTCTCAAGTTCAATCTTCGTTAGTTTCAATTTCTTTGTCATGTCAGTCTCCGTTGTAGAAGAAAATGCCGTATAACACGGCGCTCATGCCGACTCGCTACGCTCGCGGCATAGCTAGGCGTTGGGCGTCAAAATTTTTAGTGACAATTCCACTACGCATAAAGCACTTCCGACTTGAGCAAGGCATCGAAATTTATTGTTTAGTGTTGGTGTTGGCTCACCGATCAAGAAAATTCCTGGCGAAATCTCTTTACCGTCCATTTTAGGCAATTCCAAATTACCAATAATCTCCATGTCTATTTTCGTCCTTCACGCCCAACCCGGCGCTCAACGCGGACGCTGCGCCAGCGGGCGTCTCGTCGGCTTGTGGTTTCTGGTCGTTCATCGCTTCGGCTCCTGTTCGTGGCGCGCAGCGCCGGTTAGCTCTACGTTAGAACGCACACGCTCGCACATAGCCTCGTGCATGGCCTCGGCTTCTTCCCATGTCGTGCAACGGTCTTGCTCTTGATCGAGCTTACCGCCGAATATCATCGTTTCAAAAAGAAGCGGGGGGCCGTCACCGTATTGATGGTTGAGGCCAAGAAAAACCGTGCTCACTTCAACATCATCAATGGTCGTTTTACGAACTGCCCGGTCTGTTCTTTCAAACCTTCGTGCCCAAGTCATCAAGTCGGTTTTTACGGCCTTGTGTCCTTCAAGAATGTAGTGATCGCTCATAAATTCTCCTTTGTTAATCCTTGGCCGCATTCCTGACCTGGATGTTAGTACTCAATGCGCGAATATCTTTTGCAGTGCCTCGCTGCTCTACAATGCACGCAGATGCTTCGACAGCTGTATCGTATGCCTTGCGAGCTAGTACAATATCTGCATCGCAACCGTACTTGACACTTGAAATAAACTCTTCAAACTTCATCGTTATAACCTCATAAAGCCAGCCGGGATAGTCAGCGCGCCCCTAATCTTTCGTGGGCAGAATTCTGTCTAATACACTGTTAGCCCTCTCGGGCCTTCGCTACACGCTCCAGGTATCGGCGCACTCGTTCCCAGTCTTTCGGGTGGACCCATACCTGCCGGAGCGTGTAGCCCTTGGCACGCATCCTTGCGCGCTCGTCCCGCTTCCGTTGGGCGGCATCCTTCACGGATAAATCCACCTGTACACTTCTTCCCCGCCTTCATCTTGGTCGAAGCGCACTAACCAATACTCCCCGTCCCCGCACTTCACGTCTTCGGCTTCAAGCAGGGTTGCCGTTCCCTCGTACTTTATTTTCGTAATTGGGTCTTCGTAAATTTCTAATCTGTCGTATGGTTTCATGCTTCCTCCTGTTGTCGTAGCTCGATTGCTACAGACACATTATAGCACGTGACATGTCACATGTCAAGAGGGCTAACACGGCGCTCCACCGGATCGCGCGCTACGGCGCGCTCCCGGTGAGCTTGGCGTTAGAGCCCATGCGCAGTAGCTCCTTGCCACGCCGCCAAATGTCCATGCGCAGTGCGCCTCGCGCCTCCATCTTCCGTGCCTGCGTCCAGGTAATCGCCTGCGTTATGCGTCGGCAGTCCATCTCGTGGCACATCTGCGGCTTCGTGCCGTGGATCGTGCAGCCTTCGTCGCCGAGGTACACGCAGGCGCCGTCCGGTTTGTGCGCCAGCATCCTCGCTTCCGGCATGTACGGATGCGGCTCCGTCTGGTACTTGCTCAGGTCGTCGCCAGCCAGCAGCCGCACCGCATCGTTGTGGCAGCAGCGCGTGCAGCCGTCGCACGGCACGTCGTACAAGGGCTCTAACATGGCGCTCAACCTCTAGCCGCGGTCTTGTGAAATCAATGCGCCGATCTTAATCTTTCCGTACATTCTCGCCTCCGTCTACGCCCAACAATTAAATCCTCGCAATCGCCTTGATCCGCATCCGGCGATTGCGAATCTGTTCGGCATATCCCGGCTCACCGCCGCTGTATCTGTGTTGTGCCCGCGCGATGGACTTGAAAGATTGTAGATGCTGAGCCATATATCGCGCACCTGCATGCAGATTAGCCTCGATACCGAATCGCTGGCTCCAATCCAACCCGAGAGCGCGCGCGGTGGCTGGCATGATCTGGGCCAATCCTACCGCACCCGCGCGGCTGACGGCCCGTGAATCGAAATGCGATTCTTGCTCGATCTGCGCCGCCCACCAGGTCACATCCAGCCCATGAGTTTCGGCGGAGACCACCAGGGCGCGGGCGATGCGCGACGCCGGGACACGAGGATTTACGCCAGCGACATATCGGGTCAGTCGATCAATTGTCTGCTCGCGCTTGGCGTCCGTAAGTTCGGCGGCGAGACTGATCGCCAGATCAACCGATTTCTCGGCGGTATCGGCAGCCTGTTTTATCAGACCATGAGCTGCGAAATACTCGCCTCGCAGAAAATTGATCTCACGATCGCGCTCCATGACCGTGACGTATACCGCCGCCATCCCAAAAGCAGCGCCTATAACTGCGTGAATCAGCGCATCGCGCATGCCGTACCTATCATCATGTTGGATTTTCATATACCAGCGCCCGAAGAGCGAATTGTTGCAGATCAATTTTCAGGCCCGCCGTCTCCGCCGCCCGCGCCGCCGCCCGCGCCGCCGCCGTCTCCGCCGCCCGCGCCGCCGCCCACGCCGCCTGCGCCCCCCGATCTTTACCGGCAAGCCAGTTCGCCGCCCATACGTGAAATTTCGGCTCGTCATAAACAGCGAGCGCGCAGTAGATCGCAAACGCCACTCGTTGCTTGGTCGTGAACACGGGCAGTGGTAATTCCTTAGTCAGCCGCATCCGCTTGGCCCCGCCCTTAAGACCGTCGTGCGCAACCTGGTCGCACTCGACCGCGAACAGGCGTGGGCTCTGAATATGCGCGTGTGCGGGGTTCAGAAGAACTGCTAACTCAGGCGAGTCGTAAAAATGGAACACGTCGGCGGAACAGAGCACGTTGCCGGGGGTATCTATCTCATGTATCTCGCCCAAGTGCCACTGAAAACCGCAGTGGGTGCACATTGTCTGATCGGTCAATTTATATTTTGTGAGGAGCTCCATCAAAATCTCCATCCCAGCACGATCACATTCGTTTGCCCTACCCCTGCCATAAAGCTATGGTTATTAAAACGACCGCCGACATCGGTAATATATGCGTACCATCCAAGCGAGAAATTCTTTCCGCGCACACCCGTCCCCGCCATCCACCCAAATCCATGTAATGTTTCATTGAACGTGTTTCCATTGAACGTACTTCCATTATAAAAATACTCATCTTTCCACAGGGAAAAAGACTGTCTGAAGCCACCTGCGCCGATCTCCACGAAGGCATGCCGGCCGAATACGCGCGAGACCAGGAAGGCGCGCATGGAGCCAGTGGTATGATAAAAATCAACATCGCCCTGGCAGCTTTGCCCACCTCCGGCGAGGATACAATCTTCATTATCCGAAGCGTAGCCAGCGAGCGAGTAAACGCCCAGATCGGCATACGAAAGCCTCCAACCCCCATGATCCAATCCGATTCTGAACATCGAGGGCTTCATGTTCCAATCCACTCCGTAGCCCGCGCATTCCTGATGCCACAAACCGCATGGAGGCTTTTCGTATTTCGATTGCCCGATTTCGATGAAAGGTGTGGCGGCGCAGGCGTCCTTGATGTACGAAAATCCCACTAGAAACAATAGCACCGCAATCCAAAATGCGGTATAGGATTTGATTAACAGCTTTGTGTCTTCGTCCATTGAGGTCTCCTACGATCGGTTATAAGCGCGCAATACACCTTTTGCTTCATCTCGTTCGGCGACATATTCCAGCAATAGACCAAGCCAAGCTCTTAGCGGCCAGTCGGGGTTGTATGTGCGAAAATCTTCCAAACTTTTATACCCCGTCGCTTCCAGATATTGTGTTTCTGTTATCCGGAAACGTCTCAGCCAACGCCTCATATTTTCATTCGTGGGCTCCGTCCTCCAGTTAGGCAATCTGATGTAAAAACGCCTTGCAAGACCAACCCAGGTCTCGTTGTCAACAAATTGGTTTCGTAGCGTGTTCATGGCTCAAGTAGGGGTGCTGAATGCTGTAACTATGGCACTTAGGCCTAGTCGAGTCAAGTTTTAGGCTAACCTGATCTTGCCCGATGCTAGTTGCCCCAAGCGCAGGCGCTTATACCGCGCGAGTCTTAGCCACATGATGCGCGCGCATAGTTTGTGCCCGCGCGCGCGGACCACGATTTTGACGGCATTGGGGCTCATATTTTCTCCAGATATTTTTTATCCAGTTGCCAGTAAGCAAGTAGTAATCGGAACTTTTCAAATCCAGTGTCGAGATGTGATTGATCCCATTCATGAACACGGGTCAAGCCGGGATTATTGACTGAAATAAATATATTTATTCCCCTGGAGCTTGGCATTCCAAGCCCCGCACGATAAGCGGCCAATTGCATGCATTGTTCCGGCCACGTTAAGTTATCGCTGGTTTCGGAAAATTCCTTGGTTTTGAAGTCAATCACCATCGAGTCATTGTGCAAATCCACCTTCCCCCCGTAACCCAAGGGCGAGGCGAACGATCTTTCGCTATGCCACCTATCGCCTAATTTGTTCAGTTCTTCCAATACGGCGGTAACAAATTTTTCATGGGCAGGGTTAAAATTCTTGTGTTGCAAAGCGCGATCTATCGAGCCATGAATTGCAGACCCTTCCTCGGCTCTTTTCCTCGACTGTTCTTTGGCGTCCCGCGTAACTCGAACCGCGAAATCATCCAATGTTTCGTCCGGATCCATAGGAAGCGTCAAGGCCGCCAAAATCGCCTGCCGCAGTTTCCATTTTTCTAAGCCCGGCTTGGAAACGATGGACGTAATCATCGTCACGCTGGGGAACAACCCCAAACGGCGGGCATCGCGTAGCGTAGTCGGGCGCTCCGGCTTATCCCCAACACGGATTGTGTACACCGGAGAGCCGTCTCGGGCATACCAATGCCCCGACTCAAAAGCTATTTTCTTTTCCATCTTTAACATCAGAATCCAATGTCATCGTCAAAATCAGGAAAATCAGGAGAAGACTCTTGCTTGTTTGTTGATCGGTTGATTTTCTTGGATAGCCACTCCGGCAGTTTGCTGAATTGATCCTCATCCGGCGCGTCGAGAGAGAAAGAAATAAGATCGTTCACGGGTTCCGGTTTCACAGTCCCTTTAGGAAGGGAGGCGACGGTTTTGACGTTTGCATATTGTTTGCCGGTTTTTGAAATTGTGTGAATCACCGTCAACATGCAGGGCGCGCCAAGAATTTTAAAAATATCGAAACCCCCCAGTTCCTCCTCGGTAAAAGCCCGCCCCCGCCAGGACACCAAGTCCTGAGCCAAGTTCGAGTCTGGATGCAGCGAGGCGGTATATTCCTTTGCGATCATGAAGGGACGACCATCTTCCATAAGCTCATTGGGAAATTCCCACCCCACGCGAATTTTGTGCTTCGCCCCAAACGGGGTATTTTGAGACCCCAGATCTACCACCATGTAACACCGGGCTATATGCGTTCCCTGCGGAGCAAGTTGAAATTCCCCTTCCGGTGGCTTGCGAATAATCAGCGTCATTTCACGATCTCCTCGTAATTGATCCCGCACTCAAAACATAAATGTTTAAATTCCTCAGTCACCCCGGAGTGCTTGATCGCTGCATAGACTTTACGCAAACACTCAAATGTATAATATTCCCGTTCTTCAAGGTCGCGCCGCTGTTCTTCATTCCAATCCGTTTCACCCATCATTTCTTTCATCGGCAACCTCCTTCTCAGCTTGTTGAAAGGCGCTATCCGCCAAGTAGTCTTTGACGAGCCCAGCTAATAGTTGGCCGACATAAGGCACGCCGATATAAGCATTATCTGTTTTGAGGCAGTCGGCGATTTCAGACATCTCTTTTCTGTCGCGGTTATAAGCCCAGGTAACCGCCTGAGAGACGATGTAAGCATCAATGTGTCGAAGATTCAGCGCATAGATTTCGTCTGCGCGACCGGATATATCCTGTCTGTTTTCAGATTCAACGTCATAGATCGGATGTACCTCCATAAGATTCTCCTTTTTAAAGATTCCCGCCACCCTCCGACGGGACGCCCAATAAGGGCGGAGCTTCGGGAAGACCCCAGGAACGCTGCTCATCACGTCAGACTTTAGTCGTCTCCGAGGCAATTCATAGTACCGTTCGTCGGCTGATTATTGCCGTTCATCGTTTGATAGGCGGAATTCTGTCTAATACACTGTTAGGCATCATTCAGCCATACCTTCACTAATATAAAGTCATGCTTCTTTGCTACATTAATAGATGGTTGCCATTTCTTGTAAAATGGTTTCATCCATTCCTTTTCGTAGTACAGGAAATCAAACGCCTTCCCCCAAGCTTCGTCTTTATGAACAGAAAATGTTTGCTTTACCAGAGTTCCACTAGGCGTTTGCAAACACCAGCCATCATGCCTAACAAGGCCAATCGAGCCGACGCCTTTGCCAGCGTTCCGTTTCCTGTTAATCATTTCGGCTCGGCTCATTGGCATCGTTGGGCGACAAGTATGTCCTATCTGTTGGTATTACCTTCTCTGCACCGCACTTTGAACATCGGATAATCAGTAGTGATACATCTCCTTTTTTAGAGCCATCATCTATGCTTATAACGTCGTATCGGTCGTGAGAGACACCAAGGAAAGCGTGTACGCAGAATATTTTTTGAATCCAGCCGCCCAACAATTCTTTCAAGCGGACGCTCGGCAACAGCGCAGTCATGGTTTATCCTTTGCGGCTCGCGCCGCTTAAAGAAGCGTTAGGAAATTTTGTTGCGACTTTTGTGAATCTAAAACCCAACGGTCGTTACCAGCGTGCCTCCAGCCGGAACTTATCAAAAGAATTACCTCTGGCTCGTTAGCATCTATATCGCGCATATTTCCTCCGTTTACGCCTAACAATTCGCTCGTGCGGATTAGCTACGCAGCTTCTTTGATAATCTCACCCGCATATTCCTGCTCACTCTCATCAAATATGTAGATTTTATGAAAGTCGTCCTCGCAGCAGCTATAAACCAGCAAAATGCGACAAATCGGGCTGATCTCAGCCTGAGGTAGATCGCGCTCGTCGTATTGGTGAAGATGTAACATCGTTTTTCCTGATTCCGAGTCTTTGTCTAGCGCCCATAATCCGATCGGTCTGAGATTGCGGGAGTATGTTGGGCCACATATAAACAGCATGCCGTCCTACCCCGAGTGCGGCGGCTAGGGCTTTTACCGAGCCAAACAGGACTATTGCTTGTTGTTTTGTCATAAGTCGAAGATAAGCGCAATTACATCTATTGTCAAATGTTTTACTTATTCTCGGATCTCGGACGAACGGTAATATTTTGGGCTTGTTATTATTAGTAAACCAGTTTACATTTAACGCCGGAAATCACGGGCCGGCGTAGCCGGTCCCGTGGATTGATTTGTTAGGGCGCATTTGGGAAAGAGCATGAGAACAGAACAGACAGAGGATGAATTATGAATAAATCCATGATGCAAAAATCCCTAGACAAACAAATTGAATACATGAAGGAGGAGGTTGCTTGGTATGAAAATAAAGTGATAAGTGGTAAAGATTGGCTTGATGAATTAAATAATTGTCGGGCAATTCTTAAAACACTTGAAAGTCTCCGAGACGAGCCAACCAAACTGGTAGCAACGGAGAAATAAAATATGGTTAAAAAGGTAACAGGCGCATGACGGCAGCTTCATCGCCGGAAGGCGTCCTTGTTGACCGCCTTGTTAGCCGGCAATTGCTCGGCTATGACAGGGCGGCAGCAGCGGACACCATACGGCGCAACCACTACACCCGGAGCGTGCCCAGCGGGAAGAGTCACTACGTCCAGTTTGGCGACGCGATAGTGGTGTGGTCAATCCCCGCGAACAAGAACATTGCGCGGTTTGTTCTCGGCTGGGCCGGCAACGTGTGGGAGTTGTCGAGGCTGTGGGCACCGGACGGGCACGAGCCGAACTTGCTCACGCAAGCCATAAGCGCAGCCGTCAAGGTGATTGTGCGGCTTGAGCGGCCCGACGCGCTGGTGAGCTACGCCGACCCGAACGCGGGGCACAAGGGCGGGGTTTACAGGGCCGCGTCTTGGCTCTACCACGGCAAGAGCGAAGAAGTGAGGACGTACCGGGCACCAGACGGAACGACCGTAGCGCGCAGGGCTTTCCATTCCGGGCGGAAGGGGCTGCGAAAGGCTGAGATTGAAGCACTCGGCTACAAGGAAGAAAAGTTGCCCGGCAAAGAACGGTTTGTGCGGCCCATATCAAAGCGGGCAGCGCGGACTTTGACGGCTAACGCCGGAAATCACGGGCCGGCGTAGCCGGTCCCGTGGATTGACTGGTTAGCGGTAATTGACAGGAGATAAACCATGAAACAACGTAAACCAAAATTGGATTCTAACCGCATTCCTTACGCTGTAGTTTCCATAGATAAATTGATTGAAATAGCAGAAAGGATAGTGAAACTTGAAAGTGAAGTTGAGCACCTGAAACAAACGGCAGGGAATACAGAGAGCCAGATGATAGAGCTTCTTGTTCCGCATATCTCTGATTTCCGGGACGGAAAAGTTTTTATCCGCGCCCAGGGCGAAGATGGGGCGATCTATCGTGCCGAGGTTCAAATCGTCGGGGCGGTGGGCGTAGACCCAGAGTATTAAATGACCGCTAACGCAGAATTGAGGCGCTCGCCATGAAAGCATAAATGCCCTGACTGTGGGAAGTACGCAATCTGGAAGCTGAGAAAGTTTAAGGCGTTGCGGCTTGCGCCATGTGCTTGACCTTGTGCTATGTATACATCATTATGTCGGAACCCTAACAAATCCGACAAAAACTTATGTACACTAAGCTCTATAGAGGAATAGTTGACGGTTCATTGTACGGCAGAAGGGAGGCATTAACGGTGTTTTTCGTCATGCTGGCCTTAGCAGATCAAGAAGGAATTGTAGATGTTCTTCCTAGAAAGATAGCCGATATCCTTGGAGAAACAGAAGACTTTGTAACTATCGGACTCGCGGAATTGTCTGCTCCAGACCCCATAAGCCGAACCCCAACCGCAGAGGGCAGACGAATTCTTCCCTTGAACGAGCATAGAACTTGGGGCTGGAAAATAACTAATTATGAAGCCTACCGGAAGATTCGAGATGAAGAACAGCGTCGGGAATATCAACGTCAGTGGGATAGGAATAAACGTAAACGTCCGACCACAAATCCGACAGCATCCGACAAATCCGACCACATCCGACCAAAAACGACCAATACAGAAGCAGAAGCAGATACAGAAGCAAAAGTATTAACTACATTAGCTTCGAGCGAGAAAATCTCGCTCTCAGCCGAAGGCGTTTGGCAAAACATCCCGAACTCCCTATTGGCAACATGGCAAAAAGGGCACCCCGCAGTCAACATTGAGACGGAGCTTTCAAAGGCCGCTGCATGGATTATGGCTAACCCGAAGAACCGAAAGAACAACTACGCCCGCTTTTTTACGAACTGGCTGTCCAGATCGCAAGACAACGCGCCCCGCCAAGGCAAAATCCACCGCGCCCTGGAAGCCTGTGACAAGGTGTTTGGGCCGATGAGGGCGAAGCCATGACCCTCATCGAAACCATCCGCAACGAACTGGCCCGCATGCTGGCCCGCCAGCTCGACTACGCCCCCGCCGCCGACGAGTTGCCCTTCAGCATCCAGGTCATGTCCGACGACCTCACCAGGCGAGGCCTGGCAGACGACGACGCCGGACGGGTACAGGCCGCGTTCGAGGTCCTCGGGCCCCAGATCCAACGCTGGCCCACGGCCCGCATGGTCCTAGAATGTCTGCCGGCAAAGGCGACACCCGTGATGCTGCCCGCGCCCAAACCCGACCAGAAGTTTGTATCGGCACAACTGAACACAACCAAGAAAAACCATGCCCTCCGCTCGGTGCTTCGGCCTGGTGAAAGTTATAATGCCTACATGGATGCAATGCTCGCGTCTGGTTTACTGCGTGCCGCGTTCGAGGCGCAGCGTCTATTGGCAAATGGCTGGACCGACGATAAGGAGCGCGGATTCAGAACCGCCGCGCATGCGTGCAGGTTGGGGACATTGCCTGGCGCCACACCGGCAGACATCGCCTTGGCGTCCGACCTCGAAGCAGCAGCCGAACGCGAAGCGATCCAGCGTGAGTAACCGCAAGCTGAACGAGAAGCATTTTATTCTTCGTTCCAACGCCGTGAGAGATTTTATATGCGACACACTGGAAGCCCTGACGTTCGACCCCGTATATGAAATTATCATCCGCCCGTTTGAAAAACACCGTACTCATGGGCAAAATGATCGTTATTGGGCGACGCTGACCGAATGCCTGCGGCAAATCAAGCAAACGGTTTATGGTTTGGCCGAAAGTTCCGGCCATACTCCGTTGGAAATCAGGCGCCTGATCGCGGCGGATTTATTGCCTGAGCAAATAGCAATTTTATTCGCCAAGACTCCTGAAACAGTGCACGATGTCCTGAAAGAAATCTGCGACGTACCGACTAGCACCCGGCTGGGGACGAAAGAATTTCAGCGATTTGAGGAACGCATGGAGCAAACGATAGCCGAGATTGCGGGGCACGTTGGGGCGTTTAGGGGGCGATTTGAGTAGTGATCGTCGCAAGCTGGAAAAAAAACTGGATGTTGTTTTTTCGCGTTATATCCGCATGCGAGATAAATTGACATGCCGGCGTTGTCAGAAAAAATACGATAGGTTCTGTATCGGAATTCAATGTAGTCATTTTTGGGGCCGCCGGCATCGCGCGACTAGGTGGAGTGAGTTAAATTGCATTGCGTTATGTGCTGGTTGTCACATGCATTTGACCGCTAATCCCGCGATACATCATGTCTGGTATATGGAGCTAATCGGCCCCGGAGCCTACATGCGGCTGGAGCATTTGCATAATAGCTCGCCGAAATTTACTTCGGCGGATTTATCGTTGTTATTGCAAGACTACCGCAAAAAACTGGAGGCCTTATCTTGAAAACTTGCATTAGTTGTCACGCCCTCTTAGATCGTGATCCGGCCTGTTCTGATACTAACTGGCGAAGAAAAAAATATTGTTCAAAACGCTGTAATGATGCAACGCAAAAACTTCGATATAACGAAAAAAAGAAAAAACGCCTACAATTAAAACAGGAATTTCACGAGAAAAAACAAGCTCGGGAAACAAGCATACAGTCCTTGTTGTGCTCAAATTGGCGGCTGTAGTGGCTTTCCCTTCGCGGTTTTATCACGATCCTGCAAATGTATTGCAATATAACGACCGGTACCGCATCGGGTGTCCGGCCTGCTTGCATTCTCGCTATTTTCGCAAAGGCGATATATGGTATTGTGGTCTTCATATTCAAGGTTTTCCGAAACTGGGAAGAGATGGTTGTGTGCGATGGAAAAAATCGAATAAAAAATCCTGGGAGAAAAGATGGGACCAGACCGCGCAGCGGAGTTGATTGCCAGATTGTCCGATCAATGTTCTCAATCCTTGTCTCAATTTCAGACGTGGGGACAGACCATTCGAGGGGATTTTAAGGGTCTAAGCCCGCTTGATATAGCCGCCGCCCTAGCGGGAGCGCCGGGTGCATCCGGTTTAGTTGTGCGGATCAAATATGCAGGACAATATCGGTATGCTGACGATTTACTTGCGGCTCTAGTGCAAGCCGTTATGCATGACAGACTGTTGGAGCTAAACCGGATTCACCCATATCGAAAATGGCGCGAACCGTATAAGGGATTTGTTAAAAATCTGTGTTTATTGGCTATACAGGAAACAGCCTCTCCGCAGATTTGTCTATGGTGCGAGGGGGTTGGATCAAGCAAGAATGATTCCAAGATTTATCAATGCGCCGCCTGCCGGGGGACCGGCCGTAAATGCCATTCTGACCGCGCCAGAGCCGCCGTGATGCATGTTCCACGTGGAACCTGGAGGTATGTGTGGCAAGACCGTTATCGAGCCATACAAGTGCTCCTAGGGCGTTGGGAGGCAGTGGCTTTACAGCGCACGGTAAAACGCCTTGACATATAGCCCATCTCGTCTATTATTTTCCTAACCTTACCATGATAGCCGTTAGAGATTGCCCACTTACCGGGCAAGTTGTCGCTTCCAGATGTTCAATGTGTGGGCAGGCGTAAAACGCCTGGACATACTCGCCGTGGAAGGCCCGCCCAAGCTCACAAGGCGAGTCATCCAGATAAGCTGCATTGTGGCAATGGTCGCACGCCTGGAGATGTAGCTCCCAGATTTTTCGACAAGATTCGATATGCGTCATTTGATTGGGAATTATATAGATGACTCCCTCTGAGCTTTCTTCTTCCGGCGTGCGCGCTTCTTGGCCGGTTTGCTCTTGGGCTTCGGCCGATAGGACAGAACCTTGTCCACGATTCGGTCAAGTACGGCGGGCGGCTTCTTGCTCATTGCGTCAGCGCCTTGTAGGTGATGCGCTTGCCAACGGTCGCACACACGAAACTATCGAGGCGTTCCAGCGTGTGCCGCTTCACGTTGCCGTCATTCAGCCGGAACGCAAACTCGTTGACGTATCGGCCCAAGTGCTTGCGGCTGGTGTGGTGGTAAACGCCGAGTACCCCGCGCTTCATGACCGCGAACACGCTCTCGATGCTGTTGGTCGTGACGTTGCCGCGCACGTATTCCCCACCGCTGTGGTTGATCGCTTCGTGGCGGAAGAACAGGCCATCAAGCCCACTGTAAGCCGTCGCCTCGTCGGTGTGCAGCGTCGAGCCAACCGCAACACGCGCATGAATTGCACGGTGTACGGTGTCCAGGTTCACGTCGGCAATCGGCGTGGCAATCGTCTTGCCACCGCGCTCACGCATGCCGAGCACCGCAGCCTTACCGACTGCGCCGCGCCCGGCATTGAGTTTTTTTACGGTGTGCTTGTTCGCCTCCTTGCCGCCAAAATAGGTTTCGTCAATTTCAATGATGCCTTGCAGCTTGGCCAGATCATCGCCGCACGCCTCACGCAGGCGATGCAGGACGAACCACGCGGATTTTTGGGTGATGCCGATCTCCTTGGACAGTTGCAGCGAGGAAATGCCCTTACGGCTCGTTACAAGCAGGTACATGGCATAAACCCACTTTTGCAGCGGAACATGCGACCGCTCGAAAATAGTGCCGGTGCGAACGGTGAAATCCTCGCGGCAGGCATTGCAACGGTAATAGCCATCCTTGCGATTCGTCACACGTTCGCCACTGGCGCAGATTGGGCATTTCACGCCGTTCGGCCAAAGGCGCGACTCCAAATAGAGCCGCGCCGATTCTTGGTCGGGGAACAGCTTGAAAAGCTGAAATGTGCTGATAGTCAGGCTGTCGTTCATAAATCAGTCCTGCGACACGAGGTCTTGCAAATCGCAGAATCGTTGCGCCGCTGCGTCATCCTCAACAGACTCAGCGTGCCAGTAATTGCCGGGATTGCGCAGCGGTTGCTTAACTGCCGCGTCAAACAATTCTTCGGGCGAGAAATCACGCAGGTCATACCCGCTGTTCGCATCTTGGCCAAAGCCTTGTTCTTGCAGATAAATACCGGCATCGGCTTTAAACTCGAACATTTCGCATTCGCCTTTCTTGCCTGTGATGATGAATTTCATGATCTGAACTCCTTGGTTGATTTACCTAACCTACAATCAACATTGTACATAACTCCCTTGGGGAGTCAAGTACCTAACCAGACCAGCCGACGAACGGTAGGGAGTCATGTATATAAGTCCCATTTGATTAGTCCTTAGCATTTTTAACGATTGATTCAGCCAGGATCGCGGCTTTAATCCACGCCGTGCTGTCAGTCTCAAAGCGCGCCATGCCGATCATTCCCTCAAGTGCCGCCAGTAGTTCATAATGCGAGTTACAGGCGCGGACGATAGCGCGGGCGTTGGCGTAGGTGTCCTCCCAATCCACCGCGCAGGAATCGTTCGGGGTTGCTGCGGTTGCCACGAGGATCCCAGCACTGTTGGTAATGTACTGGGTCCCAGTCTCGTTTTTCCACGGCCAAGGGGTATGTGTAATTTTCATGATCATCCTCCACGTTGGAATAAGTGCCCCTCTATCGCCGGCATAACCGGGGGGGCGCGGTTGCTTGGAGACCGGTTGTCCGGTCTGCCGGGCCGGTGGCTAGCAAATCCCAGCCGATAGAGACTTTCCTGGCCTTTCCGTGGGCATGTCAAAAAACCTGTTGAGCAGTCCGGCGCGGATAGGGACTGAATCATCACTGGGAATGCGCGCAGTGCCGAAGGCATAAAAGTGTGCCTTCGGATCAATTTCGCATGCTTTCTTGCGCACCGCGTCCACCATATCCAGCGCCGCTTGATGGTTATTAGTGAATGGTCCTAAGAGCCGGTTCCACCTGTCGCCGTCAATGACAGTGACATAGTATTCGCCTGGCCTGCTATCCGCTGTCTGTGTCATTTTCCTAACCCTCCAAGGTTTACCGGGATCCGCCCGGCATCTACATAGGGTAGTGTAAGCCGTTTTACTGTTCAAGCTTCGCATCAACCGCTCGTCAGCCCATCGTAGCCATCCGTCAGTCCAAACCGACCGCTTGTAAAGCCCTACAGCGTCTGTAAAATGGCAGGGACAGGCAACGCTAGCGGGTATGGCAGAGATAACGCCCCAGCCGGCAAGGCAGGCGGTATAATCCAACCGATAAACGGTATATGAGGGAATGTTAATATCATGAGCGCGCAGGCATTGAGGAAATATATTCCTGGCCGGTCCACTCCCGGAAAACTCGCAGGAATAGACCCCGAGCGCCTCCTAGACCGCATTGCCAATGGTGATTACCCCGCTAATATTGCGCGTGAGCTGGACGTTTCACGCCCCGCGTTGCATTACAAGATTAGCGGCCACCCTGAATATCAATTATGCCGCGAGATAGGCATGGAGATCCGACTGGATGATGGGTTGGAGAAAGTGCACTCCGCGCCGGACCTTAACATTGCCCGCATGGAAGAGGTCAAACTCCGCCGCCTGGAATGGCGCGCAGAGCGCGAATTCCCGCACCGATGGGGCGTAAAACAGATGATCGCCGTAGTCCCGATTGCACTTGATCAGGTGATGACAGCTCGTGCTGCCGAGCTGCTTGCAATCATCGAGGGTGGGATAATCGCCGACGACAGCGAGATAATCGCCAGCGCTGACGTACATGCCGTGCAGGTACAGGGTACGTAACCGCGAGCGCATGGCCAGCAAGCGCAAGGCCCCCTCCGATCCACATAGCTAGGCTAGGTCAGTAGCTGGCGGGGGCGGGGTAGGGGTGAAATGGCAGAAAGCGTAGGGGTGTGTTTAGGGGTCCCCACACCCCCACACTCCCGCTATCCTCACACTCCCGCTATTCCCTCTACACCCCCACATTCCCTTTCTATTTTTTGGCGCGTAAAATTTTTTGATCAACTATTGGAGAGATTCATGGCTATACCTGGAGAACAAGAACATCTTGAGTATCTCGATTACGTCGAGAGACATGCAATGGGCGAGTTTGCCGGAAAGCTCATGACCAAGCCGGAATGGAGAGAGTGGAGAAAAACGCAAGCCCCTCCGAAACCAGCCCCGACTCCTCCAATTCCTCCCGGGGACCCCAGAACAGTGGGCGAAATGATTCAGTAGCAAGGCTTTTATGGAATTGACGGCTCGCTTGCGTTCTCTTTCGATGGGGAAAGTGATTTCCTACTGGGACCTTGTGGAGGAGGAAGGAAGAAAGACGAATAAACTACCGCAAGCGGTAAGGTTCTTGTGTCTGTCGGATTTGTTTTATCTGCTGGTTCGGGTTTGTGGCCGGAAGGATATGTTGAATGACTTCGCTTTTAGCCGGGTCAGGGAGATTGAGAAGGGGCCGGATGGTTATTTGGATCTTTGGTCCCGGGAGCATTATAAGGACCTAGCTGATTACACGCCAATGCTTACGGCAAATCGCGGTTGGACAACGCACGGCGAATTGAAGATTGGTGACCGGGTTTTCGCTCCGAGCGGCAAGGACGTTCCGGTCATTGCGCTTTCGGACAGATACACGACATCGGAATGTTACGAAATTACGTTCAGCGACGGTGCCAGGATCGTGGCCGGGGCGGGGCACCTGTGGAGATTGCGCCGCAAGATCAGGCGCCGCGTTGCAAACAACGATTTGGTTGAATTCGAGGAATACATTGCGAGCACCGCCGATATGATTGCAATCGGTGGAAGGCTGGACGTTGGGACAAGCGCCCCACTGGAGTTTGCCAGGGCGAATCTTTCCATTGATCCGTATTTACTCGATCGTGTGGTGCAGAAGATCGAGCGAGTACCTTCTGTGCCAACTCGCTGCATCCAAGTGGTTGGTGGGATGTACGTCGCCGGCCGTGAATTGGTCCCGACGCATAACAGCTCGATAATCACGTTTGGGCTGACCATTCAAGATATTCTGAAAGACCCTGAAATCACTTTCGGGATTTTCAGTCATACTCGGCCCATAGCCAAGGCTTTTCTCAGACAGATCATGCGCGAACTGGAGACCAATAGGGTTTTGCAGGGAGCTTTCCCGGATATTCTGTGGGGGGAGAATTTGAAGGAATCTCCGAAGTGGGCGGAAGACGATGGAATCATCGTCAGGAGGAAATCCAATCCGAACGAGGCGACGGTCGAGGCCTGGGGGTTGGTCGACGGACAGCCGGTATCCAAACATTTCAAGGTGTTGCTGTATGACGACATCGTGGTGCAGGCGTCGGTCAGCACTCCGGAGATGATCTCCAAAACCATGTCTCGCCTGGAGGAGTCGTATTCGCTTGGAACGGCTACCGGAAAAAGAAGATTCGCCGGCACCCGCTGGCACTTCAACGACGCCTACGGGACCATTGCGGAACGAAAAACCGCCGTTGTGCGGGAGCATCCCGGACGTATCGGGGGGACGGAAGACGGCGAATCGGTGTTCTGGACGGAAGATGTACACCGTCGGAAAAGACGGGACATGGGACCATATGTATATAGCGCGCAGGTTCTTCTACGACCGAAGGCCGACGCCTTGCAGGGGTTCAAGCGGGAATGGTTGAGAACTTATCAAACGATCAAGATGGAGGAATTGAATTGGTATCTTCTTTTCGACGCCGCCAATTCAAAGAAACGATCTAGTGATTACACGGCGGGTTGGGCCGTCGGGCTGGGACGGGATGAAAATTATTATTGTATCCCCATCGTCCGGGACCGATTGAATCTCAAGGAACGCGGCGACAGGGTTTTCGAGGCCCACAGAAAATACAAACCGAAACAGGTGCGTTATGAAAAATATGGCATGATGGCGGACATAGAACATCTTCATTCACGCATGGAGTATGAAAACTATCGCTTTGGAATCACGGAAGTCGGCGGCCAGACATCCAAATCGGATCGCATCAAGCGCCTGATCCCGCTATTCGTGGCCGGGAGAATCTGGCTGCCGGAATCCATGTATGTCACCAATTGGGAGCGCACTCCGATTGATCTGGTGCGATCCTTCATCGAGGAGGAATACATGGCGTTTCCGGTGGGGATGCACGAAGACGGGCTGGATTCGCTGTCTCGCATCTGCGAACCCGACCTGACCCTGATCTGGCCGATGGAAAAAAAGAAAGAAACAGGCAGACAATCTCCCAGTTACAACAATCAACACGTCGGTTGGATGGGATAATGGAAGAAGAAGATTTCCTGAAACTTGTTCGTGACCGATACAGCCGTTGTGTCGAGGCCGACAGGGAGAATCACGCGCGGGCGCGGGAGGCTCTCGATTTCCGCGATCTCAAGCAATGGGATGAACAGGTTAGAGCGGAGCGCGAAAACGACCCGGAGGGGAAAAGACCGTGCCTTGTCGTTGATAAGCTCAATCAACACATCATGCAGGTTGTCAACGACGGACGGCAAAATCGTCCACAGATCAAGGTCAGACCCGTTGACGATGGCGGGGACATCGAGGTCGCCAGAATTTACGACGGAATATTGAGACACATCCAGGACAGGTCGAGGGCGGATGTTGCTTATGACACGGCCTTTGAATGCGCGGTGGACGGCGGTTTCGGGTTTTGGAGAATCCTGACGGAGTACAGCGATCCGAAATCCTTTGATCAGGAAATCAAGATCAAGCGAATAAGAAACAGGTTTTCCACCTATTTGTCTCCGGAAAGACAGGAGCCGGACGGCTCTGACGCGGAATACGGTTTCATTCTTTACAAAGTCCCGAAGAAAGACTTCGAGGTTGAATTCGGCGTGAAAGGCAAGGACGCCCTTCAGGGATTCGAGACCGAGGGAAAAGAATTCACCGAATGGTATGGCGGTGACTGGGTTATCTACGCGGAATATTTCTGGAAAGAACGAACGAAAATAAAGATCGTTCTTCTGGAAGACGGGTCAATAGGGGAAGAACACGAATTTCCCGGAGCCCCCATCAAGGCTGAACGTGAAAGCGAGAAGATAAAAATTCGCTGGAGAAAGCTGACCGCCACGAAAATCCTCGAAGATGGGGAATGGATAGGAGACTCCATTCCCATCTATGAGGTCATCGGTAACGAACTGGATGTCGAAGGCAAAATCTTGCGTTCCGGCCTTATCCGGCCGGCGATGGACGCGCAACGGGCAGATAATTACGCGGTTTCGGCCTTCATTGAAAACGTCGCCTTAGCTCCGAGGGCGTCCTATGTCGCCGCCGTCGGGCAGGTGGAGGATAACGCCGATTTATGGAAGTCCGCGAATCGAAGAAACATCTCGGTTCTTCCGTATAAGCCCGTCTCCGTGGACGGCGTTCTGGTCGGCGCGCCACGGCGTGAAGCACCTCCCGGAGTCAGTACCGGATGGCTGTCCGTTATGGAGCAGTCGGAACACAATATCCAGGCTTCGATGGGGCGCTATAACGCGACTCTTGGGGCGCCGTCGAATGAGACTTCCGGCAAGGCCATTCAGGCTAGAAACCGCGAGGGGGATACCGGAAGTTTCCATTTTTCGGATAATTTTGCGAGAACCCTCCGGAGAACCGGGCAGGACATCGTTGACATCATTCCGAAGATTTACGATACCAAGAAAATCGCCCGCATCATCGGCGAGGACGGTGAATTGAGCAACGCCATGATTGATTCGAGTCTCGCGGACGAAAACGGGAATCCAGTCCCTTCCGCTGAAAAATCCATCAACGGAAAGATTCAAAAAATCTATAATCTCGGAGTCGGAAAATATGACGTGACGATAGTCGCCGGTCCCTCCTACACGACCCGAAGACTCGAATCCGCCGATGCCATGATGGAGATTTCTCGTGGGAACAAGGAATTCATGTCGCAATTCGGAGATATTATCTTCAAGGCTCAGGATTGGCCGGGCGCGGAGAAGATTTCCGAGCGATTCAAAAAAATGCTTCCTCCGGAATTGAAAGACGAAGAACCGAATAATCTGGAAAAACAAAAAGGGCAAATTCAGCAGGCGACTCAAATGCTGGGACAAAAAGAGGCGGAAATAAACAACGCTATGCAACAGATTCAAGAACAGTCCCAAATGATCGCGGGGCAAGAACAACAGTCTCGGGAAGCGGAGCAAAAAGCAAAAGACGCGATGTCCAGGGTCCAGCAAGAGGTTGAGAAATTGAATACGATCATGGCTTCAATCGAAAATGAAAAATCCCTGTTCGCGCTGCAAAAGAAACTTGCGGAAAAAGAATTCGAAATCAAATCCGCCACGCTGGAATCCGAAAAAGAAATCGCGGCTGCGGAAGCCAATTTACTGAAGGCGCAACTGGACGCCAAACTGAAGGAAATAAACGATCTTCAAAAAGAATCGCTGGAAAACACGCAGTCCGCTGAAACCATCCAAAAAGCAGTTCTGGAAGCCCTGGATAGAGTAGCTCAGGTCGTGACGGCCCCCCGCCGGCTGATTTATGACGAGGCCGGTAATCCGGTGGCTTCCGAGTCCACGTTGAACTGAAATGGCCGCCGGCGACATCACGTTTTATAATAAATGGAAAAAAGCCCAGTGGGACGCCGGGCTTACTTCCACGCCGGTTGATCTCGATACCGATACAGTCTCGGTTGCGGTGATGAACGATACATTTTCACCGGATACCGGAGATTCATCCGCCCAAGTCTACTGGGGGGACATCTCGGCCAATCAGGTTGCGACCGGAGCGGCTTATACCGGACCAATCGCCCTTGCCACGAAAACCGTGACGTTATCCAGCGGGGTAGCTGTATTCGATGCAGATAACATCGTCATCGCCCAAGACGCCACCGGGTTTACGAACGGAAGGCGGCTCGTGATATTCAAAAACACAGGCACTCCTTCGACTTCGCCGTTATTGGCGGTTGGCGATTTGGGAGCGAATAAGTCTATAGTCTCCGGTTCGCTGACATTCTCCTGGGCCGCAACCGGTATCTTTAGGAAAACATAAATGACTGATACTCTAACAAAAACTCTGTGGGACGCCGGCGCGGTGGTAGCCTCCGACGACATTGGAGGTATTCACTATCCAAGGGTAAAGCTGACTTCTGGCGCGGATGGCGCGGCTAACGATGCATCGCCGGTCAATGCTATTCCCGTGGCTTTCTTCCGCGACGCCGCTACTCATTCCGACCTGACTACTACTCCGCTCGCGGGAAGCGGATCGTATACCACAGCCTCGTTTGATTCGTTCAGTAAAGGTGCTTTTGTAACTCATCATATTTTTGCGGATCAGAATGGCACTCATTATTTCGAGGAATCCGTTAATGATGTGAATTGGAATATTCTGGACGCCGACTCAGTAATAGCAAACGATCCGTTCGATGAACACCATATTGTCGGTGCGCGGTATTCAAGAATCAGATACGTAAACGGCGCTGTCGCGCAGACGGTATTCCGGCACCAAAATATCAGTCGCGTCGTAGGCGCGCCACACAATGTAGGCATTTCTCCAGCCGATAACGTAATTGCCGGAGACTATACAAACAACGGAAGTGCTCCCGGCGCAGACGCCCAGCTTGTCTTGTCAGCAATCGCCAACGCGGCCGCACCAAGCTACACAGAAGGTAATGTAGTTCTCCCGAGAGTCACCCTGTCGGGAGACACCGCCGTTACGCTCGACGGCGAATCCGTAGTTGTTACGGCCACAAATCTCGATGTCAGGGATTTAACCTCGGCGTCCGATTCCGTGGCGGCAGTCTCGGCGGGAGACATTGCTCACGATGCGGCGGACTCCGGCAATCCGGTAAGCATGGGTGGCATCGCCAGATCGGCGCTTACCTCGGTTGCCGCACTTGACCGCGTCAAGTCTGTTTTCGATCTTCAAGGCCGTCAGATTGTCAGAGCCAATGCCCCGCGCGGTTTAAGAGTCACGAATACCATCACGCTGACTTCAACCACGGAAACAACACTACTTGCGGCGGCAGCTTCGACTTTCCATGACCTCACCAAACTTTGGATTAGCAATACATCGGCAACGGCTGTGCGCGTGGATTTTCGAGATACAACAGCCGGTGCAGTAAGATTTTCATGGTATGTCCCGGCCGGACAGCCAGTGGGGTTCACGGATTCTAACGACCCAATAGAGCAAGCGTCGGTGAATACCAACTGGACGGCGCAACTGTCGGCGGCGGTGACTGACGTAAGAATTTTCGCGGCTGCTGTAAAAAATATTTGAGGAATAGCGAATGAAACTACAACTGATTGGAACGACCCTCCTGAAAAAGAAAGGAGTGCCTTTATATAGGATGGCAAAATATCTTTTCCTGAACGCAGATCATGTGGAGCCGATGGAGTTCAGTCATCCACCGGAAATGACCGAAGAGGAGATTATTAAAGATATTCCGCAGATGCTAGCTAAGATCATAGAGCATCATGCGAATTTGATTGCCGATGGTTATAAATGGCACGTCTACGAACAGAAATGGCATAAGTAATGGCGGTCTCGCTCAGAGCAGTAGGCACCTATACCAGCGGCACGGCGAATCTCACGCCGGGCATTCCTGCGGGTGCCGTAACCGGCGATATGATGCTATGTTTCTACGGCACCAAGCCCTACAGCGATGCGCCTACTATAAACCAAGCCTGGAACACCTATGGGAGTGCGACTGACGGCACGGTGGCGGCAGGCGTAGATGTCGGTTCGATGCAGGTAAGGGTTTTCTGGAAGAAGCACACCGGTAGCGAGACAAACCCGACGATCACCAATGGTACTAATAACGTTTCCGGCTGCGTCATCATCGTGTTTCAAAATGCGACAGGATCGTGGGAGATAGCCGGAGCGGGAGGTGGAGATAATACCGCCGGTACGGGATTTTCGGTGACTGCCGGGAGTAATCCCGGTATTACTGTCGGGGACATGCTCGTGGCTTACGCCGCGCTCCGCTCCGACGCGGCTACTCAGTCTGCGATCGGTGTCACCGCGACCAGTGCGACCATAGCGGCTTTCACGGAATCACCTGCGGCTGACCTGGTGACTACTGCCGGCGGCGACATGGCGATGTCGGGTGGGTACGCCGCCTGCACGGCGGGCACGGCCACCGCCGCGCCGGTGTATGCCTCGACGCTGGCTGCTGCGCACACGGGTTCGGCATACATAATGCGGCTGCGCGAGGCGGCGGCTACATTTATACGTGCCTCTACTTTACCGATGATGGGAGTCTAATGGCAACCGTAACAATTACATCCATTGTTGAAACAGACGATCACGTGGAGTTCGCATGCTCATTTTCAGTAACTACTCCCGTGCTTTCGTGGGCCGAAACATTAGTGTTTGGGCGCGACCGCGTGAGAGGACTGACTCAGGCGCAGATGCGTGATGAAGTTTTGTTCCCCTTGTGTCAAGAAATAGTGTTGGGACGAATAGGCGTCAATAGGGCGCAAATTGCAGGGAATTCTATATTGAACGTGGCACAGACGATTCCTAATACGCCCTGAGACAGTAAGTAAATGTTTACCCCCATATTAGCCACTACCGGAGCGGCTGGGGAAACGGTTAATTTCAATGCCACGACAATCGCATTAACCGCCCCCTCATTCGGGATTGATGAGGCGTTTGTATTCAATCCGGCGACACTGACGCTTACTTCTCCGTCGTTCAGTATTGATGAGGCGATTGTTTTTCTTTCTTCCGAGATTCTTGTTTCCGGAGAGGTTTTCACCGTTGAGAGCGCGGAAGAAATCACGGAAACATTCAGCGGTGGATACATCCACGCCACTCTTGCGGAAAGAAACCTCCTTCGATCCAGAAATAAAAAAGAAGATGATCTCGCGCTTCCAATCGAATTGAGGCAAGTAGCCGAACAAGCGGTAAAAGATTCGATTAGCGCGTCTTTTTTTGACGGATGTTTGACGGATGAGAGAGAGCATCTTCTTCAGGCGATGGAAGCGTGGGAATCTTATGACGAAGCTTACAGGCGGGCGTATAAAGACGCCTATATAGCCGAAATCGTCAAAGATCGCTGGCTGGCGGAAATAAAAAGAGCCAGACGCAATCGGGCGGTAGCATTACTTTTATTACATTAAAGCCAACAGGAGACCATTCATGGCTGAAGTAGAAGCAGTTGTAGCTGATGCTGGAGTTCCCCCGGAAACACCTGAAATAAAAGAAGTCCCGGAAGAAAAAAAGGAGATTCCTCCTCCTAGAACTTATACTCAGGAGGAACTGGATCGCATCACCGCGAAGGTGAAAAAGAACGCCCGCTATCAAACTCGCAAGGAGATAGAGGCGTTCTATCAGGGTCGTGATTCAAGACCGGAGCCCAGAATCGAAGCCGACGGAACTAAACCTCCGGAACGTGGAGATTATGGCACCTACGAAGATTTTCTGGATGCAAAAGCCGCCTTCATGGGCGGCAAGGCCGCACAAGAAGAGCGTGCAAGAATTGACGAACAGACAATGGAAGCGAAATTTATCGAAGAACAGCAGAAAATCTTCGATGGATTTCGGTCTAAGACGCAAGAAAAGTATCCGGACTTGGAAGAGCGGCTGGAGGAAATCTCCGATGTCGTCATGCCGGCGGGCATGGGACGAGCCATCGCCGAATCCGATGTCGGGCCGGATATTCTCGATTTCTTTGCAAGAAACCCCAAAGACTGCAAGCGCATCGCGGCGCTTTCACCGTCTTCCGCCGTGCGCGAGATCGGCAAGCTGGAAGCCAAATTAGAGGCTAAGCCGGAACCGAAAAGACAAGCACCATCCGCCCTGCCTTCTCCCATAAAACCAGGCTCTGGAAATGAGTCAGCTACGCCAAAAAAGTTGATTGAAATCTCCAGCCAGGAAGAATTCGAGAAAAGAAGAAGGGCGCAAATCGCCGCAAGGCATTGATTAGCATTCCAAGGAGTAAATAATGTCAAATATTTTCAAAGTTACCGATTTAGTAGCGAAAGAATCGCTCAGAATCGCCCATGAAAAACTTCAGATGATTGGCACCGTTGATCGCCAATACGATGAAGATTTCAAAATGAACGGCCGGAGTTCGCCCCATGGGGCCACTCTCCGCGTCAAAGATCCCAACCAGTATACCCGCCGCACGGGCAACGCCATGGCGGTTCAGACTCAGGCGGAAAGCACTCAGACCATTACCGTCGCCACCCTGGATGGCGTGGACATGGGGTTTACCGCGTCTGAGTTGATTCAATCGGTTGATAACGACGGCGCGTTCGACGATTTGTCCAAGAACTATATCCAACCGGCCATTTCGGGGCTTTGCTCCGGCATTGAATCGGATGCGATTGCGTACTGGACAAAAGCCACGGCGAATATCGCCGGGACTGCCGGCACCGCTCTCACCGATCTTGTCGTCCCCGGTGCTGCGCGCGCCAAGCTGAACCAGAATGCCGCCCCCAAAGACGGCAATCGGTACATCATGGCCGATTCCGTGACGATGGGTGGGATGGTCAATGGCCTGAAGGGTCTCTTCCAAGATTCGGCTCAAATCAAGGAACAGTATCGTGAGGGCATGATGGGCCGTACCGCGATGGCGGATTGGTACGAAAATGACCGTATGTGGACTATGCCTAACAGTGCTGACGTGGCTGGTGAAATAAATGCCGGTACGTTAACTTCAGGCATTACTTCACTGACCGTTGATGGTTTTACCGCTGCGCCGGTGGAAGGAATGGTTTTTACCATTGAAGGAACGTATGACGTTCACCCTGAAACCAAAGCGGCGTTTTCTAACCTGAAACAATTCGTATGTTCCGCCGGATGCACCACGACTAACCTTGTGTTCACACCGGCTGTAATTTACGACACGACCAATCCCAAGCAGAACTGTTCCGGCGCTCCGACAGATAACGACGACATTACATTTGTGGGTGCTTTATCCACCAACTATGTCCAAAACCTGATGTACCACAAGGAGGCGTTTCAGTTCATCACGGCTCCGTTGCCGGTTCTGGACGATGCTCAAAAATGCGTCAGGGTTACTAAAGACAATCTTAGTCTTCGCGTCTGGATGGCGTCCGATATTCGCAATAATGAGTTGCTGATGCGGGTGGACATTCTATACGGTTTGGCGGCGCTGCGTCCTTCATGGGCTTGCCGCATGATCGGTGCTGCCGGCTAACACAACTTATTATAGGAGCTAAAACATGACTACACCTACGGATATTGAACGTATTTCCTATGGCGGCCCCACGGGGTCTTTGCAACTCGGCGAACATCGTCAAGTCATTCAGGGCGTCGGGGCGACCCGCACTCTGTTGGCAAAGGAATCCGGCGCTCTCTGCCTGCTCGATAGAGCGGCGGGCGTCGTTTATACCTTGCCAACCCCGGTTGAGGGGATGCGGTTCGAATTTCTGGCGACAGTCGTCAGAACCTCGAACTCCTATAAAGTCATCACGGCTGCGATTACCACGCAGTTCATGGTCGGAGCAGTAATGGCTGGCGATCCGGCTATTGCCACTTCGGGTGATGTCTTCACGGCTGATGGCACGACTATCGCCGCCATTACTTGTGACGGTGATACCAAAGGCGGGTTTATCGGCGAACATTATACCCTCACGGCCATTAGTGCTACTCAGTGGGCGATTGAGGGCATGGTGATCGGGACCGGCACGATGGTTACTCCGTTTACCGCCACTTGATTGTTTAACTAACAACCCCGCCTCGATAATGGGGCGGGGATTTTTTTGGGTGAAAAATGGATACACTTTTTCAAACACAATCTCCTGGCATATCTATTTCAGTAACGTCAACGGCGTCAACGGCCGTTGCGCTCCCAGTGACAGACATTTTGGATAGTCTTGTCCAAGGACAATCTCATCTAAGGGTTGTCAATGAAGGGCCGAATATCGCCTTCATCGCGGTCGGCAAAACAACGGCTACCGCGACCCTGCCAACGGCCACAGCGGCAAAAACTTGTGACGCTGTTTTAGCTGGTGAAGATATGATTCTAACTCTTTCTCCGAATGCTCGTTATATTTCGGCTATTTGCCGGGCGGCGGGAATTGCGACATTATCAGTTTACGTCGGGAGGGGCCAATAATGTTCAGGGGCGGCGGTTTTTCTCAAAATATCGGGGCGGCGACTTCAGCGACGGCGGTCATGGTCAATGGAGATACCATCTTTACCATTGCCAATGGTCCCATCGAGATTATTGATCTTCTCTCAGAATGTATCACGGCCAACGGCGCAACGGCTTCAACCATGCAATATCAGTCAGTTCCCACGGTGGGAACTGCGACCACGTTTTCAGGCGCCTCGGCGGCCCTGACATCGGCAACGGCAGGAACCACGGTTCGCCTGGCTCCGACCGCTCTGACGACGGCTCCGGTCGTCGTGGCGGCTGCGGCCGGCGGCGTTCAACTGGGGACCAACGTCGCCAATCGAATTACCGCTCAGCCCGGCACGATCAAACTTGTCATCGGTGTTGGGTCAACCACGGGAACATGGAAGCATTACTTGACCTATCTTCCGCTGGCTCCTAGTGTCACGGTTTCATAAGGATCATACATGCCTATCAGAATGACACACCCGCGCCACGGCACTACCCATGCCGTCGGCGCAGAAGTGGACTGGAACAAAAAACATGGATGGGTTATTGATGAGGGGCCAAAAATAGTCTCCGAGGTTAAGGAGATTGAGGAGATTAAACCGATGAGACGCGGGCCCGGCCGTCCAAGGGCAGTCAAGGCGGAATAAACGATGGCGACTGCGCTAGCTATCATCACCAGGGCCATGCGGCTTGCGAGAGTTCTTCGTAAGGGAGAACCATTGGATTCCGATGAATCCACCGATGGATTGGTGGCCTTGAACACCATGTTGGATTCATGGCAACTAAGCCGGTTGTTTGTTTATCAGATAGTCCAAAATTCGCACACATGGCCCGCCTCGACATCTCTCCGCACTATTGGAATAGGCGGAAATTTCGCCGTACAGCGCCCCGTTAAAATAGACGGCGCTTTTGTCATGGATTCCAATTCTCAATGGTATCCGGTTGATGTTTTGACTGATCGCAATCAATATGACGCCATCGTCACAAAGACAGTAACAAGCACCCTGCCGAATTACCTGTTCATGGATTCCGCCTATCCACTGGCCTCAATTTATCTCTATCCCGTTCCTTCCGTTGTGGTCACACTTAAACTCAATACCTGGCAGACACTTCAATCGTTCGCTGGATTAACCACTGAGCTTGCGCTGCCTCCGGGTTATCAGCGCGCCATCGAATTCAGCTTGGCGGAGGAATTCGGGCCGGAATTCGGAGTGGAAATTCCGGGGAAGGTGGAACAAATTGCCGTGCAAGCACGGGCAATCATACAAAACATGAATCGTCCCTCGATGATCGCGCAAGTAGATAGTGGGGCTGCATCGTTGGGTCAATCGGGCGGTAGGCGGAATATATATAGTGGTGGGCTATAATGCCCATTGTCCCGCTTTTTAGAGCCAATCAAGAAGGAAAATCCGTTGTCTCCACGGCTCAGCGACATCTTAATTTATATGCCGAGATAGACCCGGATGCGGAAAAATCCAGATTGATTTTTCATGGTACTCCTGGATTGATTTTGAGGGCCGGGAGTTCGTTGGGGAATACGCCGATTCGAGGTTGGATTGCCGCCGGTGATTTATATTACCTTGTTCATCAAGGTACGTTTTACGAAGTCAATAATGCCGGAGCGAAAACATCAAGAGGCACTGTTAGCACCACTACCGGACGAGTGGACTTGGCTTATAACGGTTCGGTTATTTTATTGACTACCGGAACCAATGGATACACATATACCGTCGCTACCACGACGTTCGCGCAAATCGTGGCGGCGGGATTCCCGCAAATCGCAAAAACCTGTGCTTGGCTGGATGGGCAATTTATCGCCGATGACGGAGAATCTGATGAATTTTTCATCTCGGCGGATGGAGCGACTTGGAATGCGCTGGCTTTTGCCACCGCTGAATCAAATCCGGACGGAATAGTCCGGATCATTTCCGACAATGGTGAAATTCCTCTCTTTGGAAAAAGCACGACGGAATTTTGGGCGAATGTCGGCGCGTCTGATTTCCCATTTCAACCCATTAAGGGGGCAACGCAGGAATTCGGACTGGTCGCCAGATGGTCGCTTGCAAAATTCAATTCCGGTCTAATTGCCTTGATGAAATCCAAGCAAGGACAAGCGCATGTCATGTTTTTTCAAGGATATGCTCCCAAGGTTGTTTCGACTCAGGAATTGGATTTTATAATAAATAATTATTCCGATGTCGCCGCCGCTACTGGGTATTCTTACATGCTGAACGGTCATCCGATGTACCAGCTCAATTTCCCGACCTCCGAAAAATCCTGGCTCTATGATGCATCCACCGGAATGTGGAGTGCATTGGAATATGGGCTTTCGGGAGACAGGCACCGTGGGGAAATGTGTTTGGATTATTTGAATAAATCCCTGATCGCGGATTATGCCACGGGCGATATATATGAACTTAGTCCAGGTACATATACGGATAATGGCGTCGCCATCGCGCGGGAGATCATTGGGCGGCATATTTTTAAGAACGGCGATCCCATGATCATAAATGAATTGTTTGTTGACATGGAAACCGGCGTGGGATTGGCGGCTGGACAGGGCGTGAACCCCCAAGCCATGCTTCAAATAAGCCGCGATAACGGCCATACGTGGGGGAATGAACTTTGGACCTCCATCGGTGCTATTGGGAAATATCTAACCAGGGTCGTATGGAGACGGCTGGGACTTGGAAGTGATTGGTTGTTCAAGATACGGATAACCGATCCGATCAAGGTGGTAATTACATACGCGGCGATGAAGGTATCCGGATGACCATCAATGCCCCCCCCCTTGCGAGTCAGATTTCGACGAGGAAAGAAACGGTGATATGGCCGAGGCCCTGGGGGAATTGGATGACACAGGTATTTTTGGCCCTGTTTGGGTGGACCAGGACTTATACCGGCGTCCTGACTTATGATTTTGGGTCAATAGCGGCACAATCCCAGGCGACCACCACGGCGACGATCACTGGCGTAAGATCGGGAGACGCTTTGATCGTAAGACCGGCCACGGCGGTAAACGGGGTCATTCTGGATGGATCCGTGACGGCTGATGATGTCGTGACGATTAGGGCGGTGAACTATAGTATCGGCGCGGTTGACCCTGGATCGCAAAATTATCGAATCATCGTTTTTCAACAATGAGGGGCTATGGTTGAATTCATGTTGCTCGCCGCCCCGCGTTCCGGCACGACTTGGTATAATAATGGCTTACTTTCTAAGGAGTGCGCCATGAAAGATTACCAATGCAGCGTTTATGGATGCGAAAAGAACTCATCAAGATTAAAAATGTGCGATATGCATTACCGCAGGCTTAAACGACACGGGAATCCCGATATTGTTTTACAAGCTAAGGGGCTTTCTCTAAAGCAACGTTTTTATAATTCAGTAATAGTAAAAGATGGGTGTTGGGATTGGTCTAAAAAAATTAATAGCAATGGCTATGCAGCACTTTTTTTCGATGGGAAATGGATGACAGGAAACAGAGCTTCTTGGATATTACACATAAGTAGTATTTTGCCTGGGATGCATGTTTTACATAAATGCGACAATAGAAAATGCACTAATCCTGATCATCTTTTTTTGGGATCAAATAGTGAGAATGTTGCCGATAAGGTAAGCAAGGGAAGGCAATATAGAAAATATGCCAGTATGTGCTCCATAAATGGATGTGAAAATTCATCTAGAAAACTAGGTCTTTGCGTTTCTCATTACAATAAGCAATATCACGAAAATGTTAAAAAACATGATTGAATTTATGGTATTGAGTGCGCCGAGATGCGGCAGTACATGGTGTGCTAACTGGTTGACTACGGACACAACCCTGTGTCTACACGACCCGTTGTTCACCAGACACTATACGGAATTGGATGAAATCCAGACAGAAAAACACCTTGGAATTTCTTGCACCGGGTTGGCTTTATTTCCGGAATGGGTGAATAAACATCCGGCGCGAAAAATCGTGCTGCATCGTGATATAAACGAAATCAACGAATCTCTCTCTGATCTGGGGTTCCCCGAAGTGGACATTGATTTTATCTTGAAACTGGAATCCATCGAAGCCATTCATCTACCATGGACTGATTTATTTGATCGTCCTGATTTCATCCACGAAACACTTTTACAATTGCCATTCGATGCTGAACGGCATGCCCTGTTGAAGGAAATTGAAATGCAACCGAAATTCGACAAACTTACCGTGAATCACGATGTAACGCGGCGATTCTTGAATAAGATCGCAACAGGAGGATGCTGATATGCCTTGGGGTTCATTGGTAGGAACAATCGTCGGCGGGATGATCGCGGGCGACGCCGCCGATGATGCTTCGTCGGCGATGACGGGCGCTTCCAAGGAAGCCATCGAGGAACAAAGACGACAATACGACCAGACACAAGCGAATCTCGCCCCATGGTTGACTTCCGGACGGGCGGGCCTTACGCGAATGTCTCAACTTCTCGGTCTTCCTGGATTTTCCGCCAAGGATCAGGCTTTGACCGCCTTGGGTGGGGAGCCATCACGGGAATCGTTTACCAGCGCGGGAGGAGGAATTTCCCCCGAACATTGGAATATTTTGGATCAAGCGGCAAAGGAAGAATATAACCGGCAGCACGGTCGCTTTATAATGAATTATGCCGCCCCAGATTATGAAAGAAAATTTGACCAAGCTGGATACGACGCGGCACTGAAGGACTGGAATTATAAAAGGACCGCTGCTGAGAGCCTTAAAGATGAAGCCGATTTCGGCGCACTGAACAAGAAATTCACCCTGGCGGATTTTTGGGATGATCCGATAACCAAGTCGTCTTATCAATCGGGATTGGACTTGGGAACCGAAGCCATTGATCGTATGACCGGAGCCAGGGGCACGCGAAAATCCGGCGCGACGCTGAAAGAACTGTCACGATTCGGAACCGACTATACCGGACAGAAAGCCGGGGAATCCTATAATAGATTCTACGGCGATCAAGAAAGGACTTTGAATCGCTTGGCCGGCATCTCCGGCACTGGGCAGACAACCGGGCAATATCTTGGCGATACGGGCGGTCGTACCAGCGCAAACATCGGTAATCTTTTGACTAATGCCGGTTCTGTCAGGGGCGCGGCGGCGATCCGACAAGGAAATATCTACGGCGGGATGGCGCAGAATATAGGAGATTGGTACACCCAAAAATCTTATAACGATGATGGTTCCCTCGATAGAAGCCAATCTTCAGCGACATCAACTTGGTATCCATAGGAACTAGCCATGCCACTTGATCCATCAATTTTTAATCAACTCGAAATGCCTCGGGCTCCATTGAACCCGATGGACCTGGAAAGAGACAGGCTGGCAAATACCGCCTTGCAACAGAAGTCGGTCGCCGGCTCACTTGCCCTTCATAGGGAGGCGCTTGTCAACGTAACTGATCCGACCCAAGCCGCCAAATGGATAAGGGACGGGTTCAATGATCGCAATCTAAGTCCTATTCTGCAAAAAGCCGGCTCCCCGGAAGAAATAATTTCACGAATCCCTCAAGACCCGAAAGGATTCGCCGACTGGATAAAACGAAATGCCCTTGGGCTGGAAAAGTATTATGAATTGACAATGAAGCCTCAGAAATCTGGGTCATCTCCCATGCAACAAAGAAAATTCGATAAACAAATTTCTGATGATTTTAAATCAACGGGACAAGCGATGCAGACAATGGCGGAAATAACCAACGCCATAAAGACAGTCCGTGCATCCAAAGGATTATCGGCGAGAGAAGGTTATACCGGATATATTCCCTCCCTCCTTCAGGGCCCGGAAGCCATGAGCGCCCAAAATCGCATCGAAACACTCAAGGGGAAAGTTACCCAAATGGGGAAAGCCATGGCCACGATGTCCGGCGCAATAGGACCAATGGCGGTCCAAGAATGGAAAATCGTCGCTGATGCCATAAATGCAATAGACCCAACAGCGGGAAATTTGGAAGAACAACTTTCAAATATAGAAGCACAAGCGATGGGCGCGTCGGAAAGAATAAAAGATTCGTATGACAGAACTTATGAAAATAAGTTCGAGAATTATCCGCAGTTTGAAACTGGGAATATAAGAATATATCCATCAACAACATCCCCTCGATCAAAACCAACGAATGTCCCCCTATCTCCAGCGCCAACGTCCCCGCCGCCTCAATCGCCTTCGCCGCCTCGTTACAGCAGAGAGCAAATCGAGGCTGAATTACGTCGCAGAAAGGTCATAAAATGACCGACCTATCTTCCATGTCCACCAAGGACTTGATGAAGATGCGCGAGGAAGCATCGCTGACAGAGCTATCTTCCATGTCCACCGAGGACTTGATGAAGATGCGTCCCCAGATAACGTCATCTCAAGTCATGTCCCTTTTTAAGGGGGGGAAGCCGGTTGACGATTATCCTGTTCTGGCTTCCCCCATCGCTCGCGCGGGGTTGGGGGCTTATCAAGCCTTTATGGCCCCCATCCAACTGGGGGCGAATGTAGGTGAAAAACTGGCTGATATATCCGGAGCTACCGATTTAAGTCGGCTGGTTAAAAAGAAGCTGGGCATACATACCGGCGGGAAGCCTCTTCTGAGCGCGGGGGGGCTTAATCAAACTTTAGGTGGATTGGAGGCCGCAAAACGCCAAGCCATGGCGGCAAGATCGGGAAGGCCGGTGGGAGAGGAATGGGATATAGCCGGGCTTCTTGGTTCTTTGTATCCTGGAACGATGGCCTATAAAAGCATAGCCGGAGCTTTGCCTAAGGTCATTTCAGAACAAGCCCCTTCCCTGACAGGTCGCACTGTCGGGAGGATGCTTACGGGCGGCGGCACGGCGGCGCTTACTATCCCAGTAACTTCAGGTGGCGAGGATTTCTTTAATGAGAAAGGAATTCAGACCGGGATCGGCGCGGCTGTCCCCGTGGCGGCGTCTACACTAATTTCACTTCTCAAGGGGACGGGAAAGATCGGCGGTAAGATTTATTCGACTTTGAGAGACGCCGCGCGTCTTCATACTAAGACAGGTCCGCAAAAAATAGCCGAAGCTCATTTCCAATCCATCGCCAAGGAAGGCGGAGAAGAAGCCACGGGAAAGACGGTTAAATCACTGTTACAAGCAGAGAAGATATTAAATAAACCGACTTCTGCCGAGGCGATAGCGGCGGGGAATATCGGCAAGGGCGAAAGATTCGGTGGACCGGTGGTGCGTTTGCAGGAAGAACTTGCAAGCCTGCCGGAGACAACCACCAAACTTCGTAGTATCGAGGCTGCACAAGAACAAATCCGAAAAGGTGCTATTGAGAATATCGCCAAGGGCACATCGGCGGAATCGGCGCTGCTAGAGCGCACAATTGCGGCGGCGAAGAATTACGACAAGGCGTTTTATAGAACTATAGATGGAAAGAAAATTCCTCATACGGCAACTCCAGACCGAGAATTGCAAACAATTTTCGATAAATTTGGAAACGATACGCCTAAAATTCTTGGTCGCGCCAAGGATTTGGCTGTCAAAGACGGCAAACAATTCAAAATTGGCGCGAAATATCCTATTGAATCTCTCCATTTTACAAAAATGGCGCTCGATGACGTGATAAAAAATCCAGAACAATTCGGCATCGGCGCTTCCGAGGCCAGAGCCTTGGCAAGAACGCAAGGGGAACTTGTAAAATGGATTGGAGCCAAATCCAAGGCTTATGATTTTGCCCGGCAGGAACACAAGCGGCTTTCGGAGATTCTGAATCGCACTAAGGCCAGGGATACACTGGCGAATATTCTTACGGGGCCAAAAGGGGAAGAAAGAGCGACACAATTCTTGAATGCTACCAGAGATATTCCGAAGACTTTCAAGAAAGCAACGGGATCGCAACGATACGCGAAATTGGAAGATATTTTATTGCCGAATGAAACGATGCTGGTCAATAAAGTAACCCGTGAATTGGAAAGAGAAGCCATGGCAGGGAGAATGGCGAAGGAAGTTAATCTTCCAGGCGCAGTCAACCCAGTAACGGGGAAAATGGAAAGTTTGCCGCAGATGTTGTGGACCCCAAATATGATTGCAAAATGGGTCATGCGAATCAGCGGCAGGGAAGGCGATAAGGAAGTAAACAAAATTGCCGCTGACATCGCCGCCAATCCATCTCGCGCGGCCGAAGTAATCAGCAGGCTTCCTTCCAGATTGCAAACTATGGGCAAAAATCTTTTATCCGATTTGGATGAATTCCTGAAAACCGAAATAGCAAAAACCGCCGCCATTCAGGGCACGAACAGATTGAGAGAATAGGATAAAACATGGCCGTCAAATTATTATTCAACGACATCCCGGCATTTTTCGATTCCAACGGCGACCCGCTCAACGGCGGTAAGTTGTTCACCTATGCCGCCGGTTCCAGCACCAAACAAAATACTTATACGACTTCCGCTGGAACAGTCGCACACGCCAATCCCATTATTCTCAATTCCAGGGGAGAACCCGCCAATGCGATATGGGGAACAGTTGGAATATCTTATAAATTAGTCTTATCTCCATCCACCGATTCCGATCCTCCCGCCGCGTCTTTCTGGACCATAGATAATATCACGCCGATAAATGACGCCAATACACTGCTGGATCAATGGTTGACTGGGCCATCTCCGACATATATCAATGCCACGCAATTCACCCTGGTCGGAGATCAGACAACAACATTTCACGTTGGGCGCAGATTAAAAACGACTAACACCGGCGGATCAATTTATAGCACGATCACAACCACGGCTTACACGACGTTGACTACGGTCACAGTAGTCAACGATTCTGGGTCCTTGGATTCGGGATTAAGCGCGGTTAGTTATGGGCTTTTAACTGCTTCCGATGCGGCGGTTCCGTGGGCCAAAATCGCTTCTACTGGATGGACTTTCATCAAGGCAGTTACCATGTCCGACGTAGTTACCATGTCCGGGAAGTCTATCATCGAGGCCAATGCTTCCATCGCCGCTCACGCCACGACCATGAACCCGTGGAGTCTAGGTAACTATGTAACCGCTACCGGCACGGCTGTAACTTTCACCGATCTCGCCGATGCCCCGCAAGCCGGGGCCGAAGTCGAGATATACATGAATGCCGCGCACACCTGGACGAATAACGCCAACCTTGAGGTGGATGGGAATGCCAATTACATAGCGACGGTGGGAGATAGGGTATTGCTCCGCGCCAAATCCACGACTGTAACCACCGTGCATCCTCGGAGAAAGGCCGGATCTGGCAAGCTCATTCAGCGCGTCGAGGCGACTCCGTATACGGCGTATACGACCATAAACACAGCCATCCCGGGCGACGACACAATTCCGCAAAATACCGAAGGCGCCGAAATGCAGACGGTGTCCATCACACCGACGAACAGCAACAATCGCCTGGTCATCCGAGCTAGTTGTACATGCCTGAGTCACAGCGGCGCCGGAATGCTTCTAGGTGCGATATTCCAGGATGCCACGGCGGATGCCCTGGCCGTAGGGAATGTCCAATCGTCCGCTGTTGGCGCACCGATACAACTAGTGGTCACGCATGAAATGGCTGCAAACCAGATAACCGAAACGATGTTTAAATTCCGCCTGGGTCCGAACTCTGGTCAAATGTATGTAAACGGCAACAACACTGCGCGGCTCATGGGTGGCTTAAACAACGTCAGGTTTTTAGTCGAGGAAATTGCAACGTGATGTCGCTAGGCTTTCTAAGCAACCATGCCGCTCTGCATGCACTCGGAGCCACGATAGTCACATCCACCGATTTTGAGACCAGTTATGCGCCGGACAATCTGGACATTTCCGGTCTGGCCGCCGCCGTCCTCGCGGCGGCAAAGGCTTCTAAGAAGAAACAATTGCAAGCGGTTTATGATCTAAAGATGTCCTCCGGATTCACCTCCTCCGCCCTCGGTGCCGCATATATCTACGCCACCGACGATGACCGCAAGGCGATCCTGACCGCAGGAGCCTTGCGCGCGTTTCGGGGGTTGACACAGAATTATTATTGCACTGATGTCGCCACCGGAATCGGCGCCATTCGTGCTCATACTCCCGCGCAGATGCTCCAGGTGTTGGACAATGCCGAAGCCATAGCGCAGGCGTATTTAAGCAGTCTGCTCGCTAAGACGGCGGCGGTGACAACGGCAGCGACCGAAGCAGAGATAAATGCTATTAGCTGGTGAACCGATTGAGGAGGAATGGTGGATGAACCAGGAAGAAATCAAACGGCTGGCGGCGACGCTGGCACCACAAATCATCGCGTCCATCCGCGAATCAAAGCATGATTTCTGGATAGACCCGGAGAACCATTTCAGGGCGCACATCGTAATGGACCAATTCGCCGAGTGTCTTGACATGGAGACATTACAGACCTTGCGCGATCTACTCAAGGCGTATCGCAGGGGAAGAAAGCTATTCTTTGCGGCGTTCGTCGGGTTGATGATCGTCGGCGCGCTCGGACTGGTCGCTATCGCAATCGGAATGAAACCGCCATGGAAATGAACAAATTCGATAGGGCAATCGATCTTATTTTGGCCGAGGAAGGAGGATATGTAATAGATCCGCTTGATCCTGGCGGAGAAACAAAATATGGAATTTCCAAACGCGCGTATCCTGAAATCAACATCGGCAGCCTGACTTTGGATCAGGCGAAGACTATCTACATGCGCGATTATTGGGAGCCATGTAAGTGCGACAGTCTGCCTTGGCCATTGTCCTTATTTGTTTTCGATGCCGCTGTCAATCAAGGAACTGACGCGGCGATCAAGATGCTGCAACATACGCTACAGACCAATCAAGACGGCATTATCGGTTCCGTGACTTTAAGGCTCGCCGGGGAATCTCGGAAATGGCACTGGGCGCGCTTCATGGCCTTCCGAACCATGAGGTATCAAGGCACCCGCAACTATGATCGTTTCGGTGAAAACTGGTTGATCCGTATATTCCGGATCGCTATGGAGGCCTAGGATGGAAACTATTCTCGCGTCACTTGTCGCCCCCGCTGCTGTTGATATGCTCAAAAATCTATTCGCGTCAGCTTCCCGCAAATGGATCGGGTTATCGGTGGACGATCAGATCAAATTAGA